AGGCAACATTACTGCATTGTCTGGTTACTACAACCCGGACGGGAAGCCAGCGATCATGCTCCAAGGATCTTCGACTGAGGGAGACATTGCGGTGCCGAACACAACCGCGATGAGCTTCGGTAACTACAACACTTCAAACTTTGATTTTAACGAGCAGATGAGACTCGATACAAACGGGAATCTAGCCGTATATGACGGCTATATCAGTGCCGCTACAACCATAACTGCTGGCGGTGATATCTCTACTTCTGGGTCTCTAGTGTCAAACGGTGGAGATGTATTCATCGATGGAACTTCGACAGAGGACCCAACGCTAACGTTTAGAAACTCTGCAAACACAGTTCTTGGCACTATCTATCACGACGGTACAAACATGATTATAAATGATGCAACAGGAACTAATATTCTTAGTGTTGGTCAAATTTCAGCAACGTCTATATCGACTAGCGGCGCGATAACAGCCACTGGTGCAGTCAACGGAAGCAACATTCCGACATTTGTCAGGGCTGCATCGAGCGTAGTGAGCACTACAAGCGTTGCCGCGAATGCGTTCCAGGACTTCACGATAAGCTACACAAGCACTTCGACTGTCCCAGTTGCCGTAGTAGCAAGCGTTTATCATAGCTCTAGCACAGAAAATGCCTGGCTTGCCACCATTTGGAGCGCAAGCGCGACAACAGCGGTTGTCAGGGTATACAATGTTGACGCTGCGTCCTCTACCTCATCGAGGCAGGTGTTTCTGATAGTCGCAGACGAATAAAAGAAAGTAGGTAACATGACAGTCAAGGATCTATCTAATTACAAGTATCTTGCAATTTACTCTGCTGACGGTGTAGTTGAGTCTATCATTGGTCTCCCAGCAGATCAGGTTGACGGCTATTCAACCGGAAACGAGATGCTTTTTGAAGTGCTAGATTTCTATGAGCAGGCTAAGACGCTAGAGCTTGTAAAGGGTAAAATCTCTAGGCGTGTTGGCCCGAAGCAGTACGAAGTTCAGGATAAGTAAGGGCCTGAGCCTAATAGCAGAACTCCAGCCCAGAGTCTAAACCCTAATCGTTGGTAGAATAGTCAACGGCAGGTTTACATTAGTCGGATGCGTGCGCACCGGCAGGACTTATGGAGACCATAATGGGAACTCGTTTTAGGGTCAAGTCGCAACTAGAATCGGACTCTGAGGCCAAAAAGGGCATTCTCGATGACTGCGGCCCATCATCTATGGCCGCGTGCGTGTCGTGGGCATTTAAGTACGCCCCTGGAAAGGATTTCTCTGCTGCCGATGGCGTCGCCGCAAAGGCAAAGGCAACGGGAAGGGTCGAGAAGCAGGGCGTATCCGACAACGGCTCGTCTCTTGGCGACCTGATTAAGACTGCTCGAGTCCTGGGCGCCGAGGCGCGCTGGGCCACGTCCTGGGAGGACATCCTTGCCGCCGCAAAGGCCGGGGCCGGTATCGGCATCTGGGTCGAGCAGCCAGCTGGATACCCGAAGGGGCTTGAAATTTCTGAGTGGCACGAAAAGTGGAAGCGTTGGTGGTGGGTCAAGCAGAAGCAGCCTAATCGAACGTACGGCCACATGACCGCCGCAGCGTGGGACGCGGAATTCGGATGGCAGTGGGCGTGCCCAACGCGAAGCGGAAAGGGCAAGGAGCAGTACGGCGTTCAGGTTGACGATGCAACAATTAAGGCCCTACTCGACTCCAAGCGCGTAAGCAAGAAGCATATTGCTCCACTTTGGAAGCATGCTATAATAATCACCGCTCCTAAGGGATGGGTTGCCCCAAGCACCCCAGCTCCAGTTGCGCCTCAGCCTGTGAGCCCACAGCCTGCTGCGCCAGCAAAAACAGTTCCCTGCCCCGCATGCGGCGGTACGGGCGTGAAGAAGTAACGGGGGAAAAAATGAGCGCACTAGGTTCAAAGCTTAAGTGGATTATGGACAATACAGGCGTGGACGAGGCACTTCTCGAGGCGTTCCGCGTTGGACTTGCCACTGGTATTGCAGTGATGCTTGCCACCGGCGCCCCAATCCTTGATATGACCAATGAAGACTTCCGCACGGTTGCTTCGGGTGCCATCGCGGCAACCCTGCAGGTAATCGTCCGAGCCCTCAACCCAGAGGACACGAAGTTTGGCGTCGGCAAGGCAAAGGCCGCAAAAGCTGAGGAGAAGGCCGCTCTTGCGGACACATCCCACATTGCCGGTTCAGCCATCGACACTGACGGCGACGGCATTGCAGACGAGCTTGCCGGTAGCCTTGCAAGCGAAGCGTTTGTCGACGAAGACGAGACAAAGGCAGCGTAGTAAATGGCCGCTGGGGTTTACGACCTGGTAATTGAGCAGGGCGCTACCCTGAATACAACCTTTACCTGGAAGAACCCCAGCGGTACAGCCATCAACATCACCTCCTACACGGCGAGGGCGATGTTCCGTCCGGACTACGGATCGGACCCGATTCTTTCGCTTAGCACCACGGATTCGACCATTGCGATCACAGGCGCGTCCGGGATCGTGGCATTCAATGTGCCAGCGACGACTACGGCCTTCCTTTACGCCGGGACCGGGGTCTGGGACCTTGAGCTCGTTTCGCCCTCCGGAGTGGTCACAAGGCTCATTGGCGGCAATTACACCGTCTCGAATGAGGTAACCCGGTGAGTGAAACAAACGTAACAATTGGCGTAGTAGAGAATACTATTGACATCACCCAGGGTCAAAACACAGTTGTCGTAAGCCAGGTAGAAAACACTATTAATGTTAGCGCCCCAGGGCCACAAGGCCCGGCTGGCCCCCAGGGGCCGTCAGGGAGCTCTTTTGCCACCTACACCCACACGCAGGCGTCAGCAGCGTCAACCTGGACGATTGTCCATAATCTCGGCTGTAGGCCGTCTGTGACCGTTGTAGATAGCGGTGGGAACGTTCAAATAGGGGAAATATTGTACGATTCGAACAACCAGGTTACGGTTACATTCGCAGCCGCCTTTGGCGGATATGCGTATCTAAACTGAGGAGCAACAGCCCGTGAAGGTCCTGACGAGTCTAACGCTTAGCAGCTATCTAGATCTGCAGAAGAATGAAATCCGTAACGGAGTCATCCAGGTCCTTGCGACCGCTCCGTCTTCGCCCGTAACCGGACAGATCTACTACAACTCTGACATTAATGACGGCCCAGTCGGCCTCATGGTCTACAGCGGTTCAGTGTGGGAGTCTGTCGGTTCAATCGACGGCCTTCAGGGAACTGCCCCGATCAACGTCAGCGTTTCTGGTGGTGTTGCCACGATCAGCATCAGTGCTGCATCCGCAGAGACCGCAGGCTCAATGTCCTCGGCGCACTACACGCTCGTCAATAACGCCACTGATAACAACACCGCCAACGCCATCGTTAAGCGAGACGCGGACGGCGACTTTGCGGCCCGAGACATCGATGCACGAATGGTCGTACTTTCAGGCACAACCACGAATGCAACCGATGCCGCAACCAAGGCATACGTCGACTCCGTCGCACAGGGCCTTGATGTCAAGCAGTCGGTGCATGTTGCCTCAACCGCAAATATCACCACGCTTAGCGGTCTGCTCACAATTGACGGACACACCGTTGAAGCCGGTCAGCGCGTCCTCGTAAAGAACCAGAGCACCGCCTCCCAGAACGGTATCTACGTTGCCGCAGAGAGCACCTGGTCACGGGCTGATGACTTTGACGGAACTCCTGCTGTAACGACTGGCGCATTTGCCTTCGTTGAGTACGGTACAGCAAATGGCTCGACCGGCTGGGTGCTCACAACCCAGGGTGCAATCACCATTGGCACAACGGCACTTTCGTTCACGCAGTTCTCCGGTGGCGGAACATTCAGCGCTGGCGATGCGCTGTCGCTAACCGGAACAGAGTTCGATGTCAAGTTTGACAATAGCACTGTCGGTGTCAACGGAAGCAATCAGCTCGAAGTCAAGGACAACGGCATTACCTCCGCCAAGATGGCGACAGGTTCAGTCGAACTCGGCACTGATACCGTCACCGGAACGCTTGCCGTTGGGAACGGCGGTACCGGAGCAGCGACTGCATCCGATAACTACGTATTCGCTGGCCCTGCATCAGGCGGTCCGTCAGCACCGTCGTTCCGCGCACTTGTTGCCGGAGACATTCCAAGCCATAGCACCGACAAGCTGACCAGCGGGACCCTTGGGGTTGCCCGTGGCGGTACGGGGGCATCGACGTTCACTGCTGGTATCGTTAAGTCCACCGGTAGCACGAATGCACTCACGACTGAAAGCACCGTCTCGCTCACGAGCGAGGTAAGTGGTACACTTCCTGTTGCAAACGGTGGTACCGGAGCGACAACGCTTACATCCAACGGCGTACTGCTTGGTAATGGAACAAGCGCCGTTGCAGCAACGAGCGCTGGCTCGGCTAACCAGGTACTGCGAGTCCCTGGTGTTGGTGGAGCACCAGCGTTTGGCGCGATTGACCTTTCGCAGAACGCTGCGGTCACCGGCGCACTTGCCATCGCAAACGGTGGTACTGGCCAGACGACAGCAGCTGCAGCACTTGCCGCCCTTGGTGGGACGCGCAAGTACGCAGCGCTTGTTGGAAATGGTTCCAACACGACGATTACGATAACCCACAACCTGAACACAAGGGACATAACGGTTGAGGTTTACGAGGCTGCGAGCCCATATGAGAAGGTGTATCCGGATATCAAGCACGCAACTGTTGATACCGTTGACCTTGTCTTTGCTTCGGCACCAGCGGAAGACGCCTACAAGGTCGTTATAATCGGATAAACTCCGACAAAGGAGGTAATCCGTGCCTAAGATTTTAAGCAAGATTAATCTGCCGCAGTACGCGGCCGCCCCAGGGTCCCCAGCCCAGGGTGATATGTACTACAACACGACAGACGATGCTGTCTACGTTTACGACGGATCGCAGTGGCTTGACCTGTCTGCTGGCGGGGGCGGAACTGGCGACATTACTGCGGTAGTTGCCGGGACCGGACTCACCGGCGGCGCGACTTCAGGGTCGGCAACGCTCAATATCGATAATACTGTCGTTGCTACCCTTTCCGACTCCCAGACGTTGACGAATAAGACGCTTACTGACCCAAAGGTTGGTGGCACGATTGTCATTGACAACAACGGGGCAACGCCGTTCAACCTAAGCAATGCAAGTGGAACAACGATTCAGGCAGTTAGTGTCGATGGCGCAGACACAAGAATTGTCCTTGATGCCCACGGTACTGGCGTCCATGGGGCGCTCACAATCAGGTCCAGTCGCGGGACTGCTGCCTCCCCTTCTGCCATACAGGCGGGAGACAAGATTGGCGAGATGGGGGCTCGCGGATACGGCTTAACTGGTTTTTCCGGGGCATCGCTTGCCAGAATTGCAATGTACGCAAATGAGAACTGGACAGATTCAGATCAGGGCACAAAGATCGTTATTGAAGTAGCTGGTAACGGCACCGTAGCCGCAGAGGAGCTAGCGACTTTTACCGGTGGCGGGTCTGGCGGAATAAACCTTCTTTCCGGAAGGGCCTTTAGGATTGACGGGAGCTCTGTTCTTAGTGCTACCACTTTGGGGAGCAGCGTGGTAAGCTCATCATTGACTTCGGTAGGAACAATATCTACCGGGACTTGGCAGGGAACAGCGATCGGTATTGCGTATGGCGGAACAGGCTCAACAACAGCACAGGGCGCCAGGACTGAAATTTTGCCGTCGCAAGCCTCTGCCAACAACAAATTTCTGCGATCAGACGGAACAGACGTATCGTGGCAAACAGCGTTAGTTTCTATCGCAAATGAAACAATTGATGGGGGGAATGCGTAATGCCTAAGATCACCTTCACTACAAGGTTTGACATTCAGCCAGAATACTATCCAAAGCCAGCAGCTTCGGCGGTACCCGATTGGCTTGTAAAGATGCATGCATACGGCGGATTTCACGGAATTGACGAAGGGGTTAAAACAACCATTGGCCACGCAGAGCCAAATTCAACGATTAAGCGGTGCGTGCCAGTACTTGACGCCGCCACGGCCGGGTATGTTATCTACACGCATTCTGACATCTGGGTAGAAAAAGATAAAAATGAATCGGAGCAGACGTTCCAAACAAGGGGCCCACTTGGTGTCAGCTCTCATGATTACGGTCAGGCAAAGCTTCACCCATTGGGAAGAAAAAGCGTATCGTTTCCAAAGTTTAACAATCCCTGGATGATTAAGACCCCAAAAGGATACTCAGTTCTTTTTGTTCCACCAATGCACAATCCGAACGGCATATTCACCGCATTCCCGGCGGTTGTCGATACCGATTCGTATACCCAAGAGATAAATTTTCCGTTTATGCTAGACAACCCAGAATTTTCAGGAATGATACCCGCTGGAACCCCAATCGTCCAAGTAATTCCTTTCAAGCGAGAGCCGTGGGAAATGCAAATTGGAGGACAAAGAGAGATAGAAGAGGCAAATTCAGTCGGCAGGCGCCATGCCACTAAGATATTTAACATTTACCGTAGTTTATTCTGGTCGAGAAAGGAATTTAAATAATCTATGCCAAACTTAATTAAGATTAGAAGGGACACAGCCGCAAATTGGTCGTCCGTAAATCCCGTTCTTGCCGAGGGGGAACTTGGGTTAGATCTTACAAATGACAAGATAAAAATTGGTGACGGGACTAGTACTTGGTCAGTTCTTGATTACGCATTTGATACCCCATCTGGGGTCACAACAAAGGCAAACAATGCTCAGTCTGCCGCTGAATCTACTGCTGCCGGTGCCCTCACGACGCACGAAGGTGATACGTCTACCCATGGGGTTACAACCGTGGCTGGCCTCTCTGAGGCCCAAACCCTTACAAACAAGACAATTGACGGGAATAGCAACACGCTGACTGTTCTCAATAATCAAACAACAGCCGCCTCTGCGAACACCGCCAGCGCGATTGTCGCTCGTGACGCCAATGGCGACTTCTCGGCAAACCTTGTAACGGTGGCAACGCCAACCTCGGCCAGCCATGCGGCGACAAAGGCATATGTTGACAATGTTACGGCCGGGGTAAACACGCACGCATCGGTGAAGCTGGCAACCACTGCCGCCTTGGGCGCAACCTACGCAGCCGGTTCTGCGGATCAAAGCCAAGGTACTGGCATTGGGGCAACGCTTACGGCCACATCAAACGGGGCACTAACTGTTGACTCCGTTTCAGCAGCCGTAGATGATCGCATCCTTGTAAAGGATCAGGCGACAACCACGCAGAACGGTATCTATACCGTAACTGCCATTGGTGACGGTAGCAATCCGTGGGTACTAACCCGTGCAAGTGACTTCGACAACTCGGTTGCTGGCGAGGTCTTCCCGGGAGACTTTACGTTCATCACTCATGGATCAACAAACGTTGGTCAGGGTTGGATTATGAACTCGGTCGGAACTGCAACAACTCCAACTCGAGCAATCCGCATTGGAACCGACGCAATTGCTTGGACGCAGTTTACTGGTGTTGCAACGATCACGGTGAGCGCCCCTCTAGTTGAGTCTGGAAACAACATCTCAATCTCTGCGGCAACAACGTCGGCTGCTGGCTCAATGAGTGCAGCAGATAAGACAAAGATTGATGCCCTTGAGATGCCTATCTCATTCCACATTGCTGGAACCCTTACGGCTGGAGTCAAGCAGCCTAGGTTTATTTCCCCAGTCGCCTGCACCCTTGTGAATGCCCGGGCGTACGCTGGTGGAGGTTCTGGCGTGACATACCGACTGGTTAAGAACGGCTCAACAAACGGCAACACCAGCGCAACTGTAGGCAACGCGGTCGTTACCACTGCACTGTCGACGGTGACCTCGCTTGCTGTTGGCGACATTCTGCAAGTTGAAATCGTCAGTGCTGGAACTTCTGGGGCCGATCTCTCTGTCACCGTGGAGGCCACTTACTAATGCCAATTACGATTTCTGATACATTTACAAGAGCAGACACAACAAATGGAAGCCTTGGCTCAACCGAGACGGGAATGACCTTGGCGTGGCAAAACACGACGTCTTGGAGAATTAGCACAAACCGTGCAACTAACGACGCATCTGGCTATGCTCCAGCGTGGGTAAATGTTTACCAGCCGTCTGCCACCATAAGCGTCCTTACGGGAAGCACTAACGGCCCAGGAGTCTCGTTTTGGGTAAAAGACTCGTCAAATTACTGGATAGCCTATATGTATTCATACAGATATCTAGACTCTGTCACCACCAACTGCTCAGCTCCGTGCACCGTATTTGAACAAAACTGTGTGTGCGGTGGATGTAATACAAACGCCGTTACCTACTCGCGTTCCACAAGTACCGGAACCGGAAACGTCGTATCGCTTTCCTGCGCTGGCTGCTCGACTACAAGCTGTCCGACGGCCCCAACGTGCAACGCCGTAGTTTCAGGTGTTGACTATGGAAATAGAGTAAGCTCTTGCGGCGGAACATGCTACGGAAGAACTATTGACAGCCAGGTCTGTGCCACAACAAACACCTGCGGGACCTTCTCAAGTAACAGTACGTGCACGACATCGGCGTGCTCAACCAGCGGCCCATATTCAATTAAAAAGTGCGGAACCCGCTCATGCGGAGAAATTGGAACCACCTGTAATGGAACTGGCTGCGGATTCAACTCAAGAACAAATCAGAACTGCCTTTACAGCTGCTCGAAAAGCGGTGGCGGAAACGTCAACGCAGCCAACAGCTGTGATGTAACAAAGAACACTTGCCCCCCATGCGCAACCGGATCAACAAATAACTACCGACGGAGCTACGAATTTTACGTACAGAGGATTGTCGGTGGTAGCGCGTCAACCGTATATTCTAGTACCGTGTACGACTCAACGAGTGCCGGTCTTTCCCTCGCCGCGATCAAGGTGATCACTACAAATGGCAACTACCGGGCAATTGGCTACAGCGACACTGCTATGACATCCGTTGCTGTGGACACCGGGACCTCCGCATCGGGGGTCAGCGACTGGCAGAATGCGATTGGCCATGGTATGATTCGCCAAGACATGGGGACAGCCCAGCCAAATCAGGGGTATAGTGCCGACAACTTCTCGTTGGAATACGAGCCGCTCGGTGGTGATAGCGTCGGTATTATCCAGGGGTAATAGCAGGAGAGGGTATGCCAAAAGTTTACGGATCAGGAAAGCCAAAGGTCGAAAAAAACGTCTGGGACAAGCTGCGAGAAGATAATTCCGGCACCCCCACTGTTTATTTCTTTAGCTCTGAAAGCTGCCATTTCTGCGCCGCAGCATACCCCTACATTGAGTCCCTTGAAAAGAAGTACGAGCAATTTGGCGTCCAGGTTGTACAGATCGATGTGGATCAAAACTCAGAACTTCGAGACGCCGCCAACATTTCCCAGTGGCCCTACTACTGCTACGCAGAGGATGGCGTGATCGTTGGAGACGCACTCGGGTGGGAAGATGCTTTCAAGAAGGGACTTGAAGAAAGACTCGGCCTAACAAAATCTTACCAGATTGAACCTGGATTGTCTAGTGAAAAAGAGCAGGATGGGGTGATCTCTGGATGCGGAGACTCTGTATCTCAGGCAGCAGAAATTGCCGCGGGCGTCCAGGACGCGATGGAGGAGCTTGAACAGCGACTAAAAGATCACATTGATCTTGCCGTTGGTCGAATTATACGATCAGTGAGTGGCGACCAGGAAGCGAAGTGAAGCGTCAGCTCCCAATCGTAGATCGAGAAAAGAGATCATGCGGCACATGCACAAAGTGCTGTGAGGGCTGGCTAAGTGGATACATTCTTGGCGAGTACATGGAGCCCGGAATCCCCTGCCAATTTGCTCAGCCGGGAAAAGGATGCGCAATCTATGAGAATAGGCCAAAGGACCCGTGTGTAGGGTATAGCTGCCTGTGGCTAAAAGATACCAGCATCCCTGAATGGCTAAAACCAGAACTCGTCAACATGATTATTGACGAGGGAAGCATTAACGGGATACCTTATATTAGGGCCGTAGAGGCCGGTGCTACAATGAGTCCAAGTGTTTTGACATGGCTGATAAAATACGTCAAGGCTAATGGGAAAAACTTGTACTGGGAAGTCAGTGGTGGAAAACACTGGATTGGGACAAGGGAATTCCAGGCAGCAATGGGCTCATCGTACGGGCCGCAAGTGATGGGAGGCTAGTATGCTTAAAAAAATCTTGAAAATAATCAGATCAGCAGCGGTGACAAGGCACAAAGTTGTTTTTGTTCCCGAAGCTCCCGAGCTGGACGATACTGGCTACGAGCACCCCAAGCCAGCAAAAGAATATATCCCACATTGGTTTAAAAAAATGCCGCGGTCAATATCCGGCAAGCCGTACTTGAATGAGGATATGGGTGAGCCAAATTACACCGCAAAAGCATGCACGCCACTGCTGGACTCATTTACCTCCGGTTTTATTCAGGAGCTTGTCTGCGACGTTGAAGTTGTTGCAAGGGACGGAGAAGAGCCCGGCTTTTATTGGCATAGGCAGCAACCTTGGAAGCCAGTGCGCGGGCAGAGAAATGAAGAGACCATGACCAGCTTCCCCGGCCCGGATGGGTTTCACCAAAACCCATTTTTGTGGCTCCAGCCTTTTGAGTTTGTTTTGCCCGACGGATGGTCTATCCTCATTACCCATCCCCTGAACAGGGAGGATCTGCCATTTAGGACGATGAGTGCCGTTGTTGACACAGACAGGATGCCCATGAGGTCAGAGATAGCATTCTATATGAAGAAAGGTTTTTCCGGAACCATCAAGAAGGGGACGCCAATATTTCAAGTTATACCTATTAAAAGAGAAAAATGGGAGTCGGAAGTTGCTCCGTTCTCACAGAGCCACAGAACAAAGTTTGTCAACCTGGTTAGAAACGTCTGGGGTGGCGCATACAGAGACAAATTTTGGGTGAAAAAGGAATACGGGGCAGCAAAGTGCCCGTACCTTCACGGTGAGGTAGAAAATGACAGCTAAGCCATGGGATATGCTTAATCCCAACATTGGAAGGGTATCAGAAGAAGTGCTCGAGAAGCGTCTTTCGATATGCCAAACTTGTGAGCATTTTATTAAGCTCACAAGACAGTGCAAGAAGTGTGGGTGCTTTATGCGCTTAAAGGGGTCCTTGCCACATGCTGAGTGCCCGGTGGGCAAGTGGGGTAAGGAAGAAGCAGTGAAGGAGTAGGAAATGAGTTCAGATCAGGTAACAGCGCAGCAGCTGCTCGCAAAGATTGGGGAGCTTGCTGTTCGGATTGACATCATGGCTAACGAAAACGAGATCCTCAAGTCCCAGGTCGAATCCCTCAAGGCAGAGCTGGAAAAGGCTAGGACCAAGAAGGGTTGATTATCCTTGCCTACTTATGTGTACAAGTGCTCTAAATGCAAAAGGCAGATAGAGATCGTCCATAAGATGACCGATGATCGGCCATCGTCGCACGAGAAATGTGGTGGAGCGCTAACCCCGCGCATATCCGCCCCAACCGTAGTTTATAAAGGTCAGGGTTGGGCCAGGAAGTTGTCCTCCTAGTTTATCGGAGGGCTACCTTCCTCAGGGGCTGGCTCTTCGGGCGGCGGCCCAGCCTCAGGAACATCCGGAGTCCAGGTTGCGTCATAGATTTCCACTATCCCTGCGCCACAGCAGGAGTCGATTGAATCAAGCCTGAAGGACACAGTGGAGCCAAGGTTCACGTGGGTCGTAAACGATCCGTAGACATCCTGCTCGTTACCTTGGAACAAGATTGTCCTAACTCCATCCACCACTATCGATGGCGTATCCCAGTATGCGTTATCCGTTGTCCAGTAGTGCCATGAGAACGTCAGCGTCCCGGCCTCCTCGGCAACAATCGAAACCTGTGCGTAATTAGGTCCGTACGGCGGGACCATGGTGTCTGGCCCGTAAAGAATCACACCAGTGGCCGTATTTACGCTGTAGCCATACATCGAGCTGCTCGACGTCCACTGCCCAGGGATTTCTATTGGTGGCTCCGGCGGAGGTGGCGGCGTCGGCGTTGGTTCTGGTGTTGGTTCTGGCGTTGGTTCTGGTGTTGGTTCTGGCGTTGGGGTTGGTGTGGGCTCTGGAGTTGGTGTGGGTGTCGGCTCAGGTGTTGGGGTTGGGGTTGGCGTTGGGGGTGGGGTTGGCGTTGGGGTTGGAGTTGGCGTCGGGGTTGGAGTTGGCGTTGGTTCTGGCGTCGGCTCAGGTGTTGGCTGTGGCGTTGGCTCTACAGTCGGCAGAGGGGACTGTGTTGGCTCAGGAGTAGGAAGAGGAGTGGGATCAGGAGATACGGAAGGAGATGGCGAAGGTACTGGCGTCGGCTCAGGCTCCTCAGGTACTGGGGTTGGCTCAACGGTTGGCTCTGGTGATGGTCCTGGGTCGGTTGTTGGCTCTGGTGATGGGTCAATTGTCGGTTCCTCCGATGGGGTCGGTTCCGGAGTTGGGTCGACTACCTGCGTTACGGTCTCAACGATTACGGAGCTGACTTCGTCGATCACCTGCACGGTCGACTCAATAACTGTGCTCGTTACCTCTGTTACGATCTCCACGCCCTGCGTGGCAGCTGAAAAGGTCTCTTCCTGGTTGACGGCTACGGTCACTGAGGCAGTGCTGACGGCAAGAGCTACGGATGCGGAGGCAACGGTCGCGGTTACGGCACTAACTACGCTCGAAATGGCACTACCCGCAGAAGATGCTCCAGATGCTGCCGCAGAAGCCCCCGCAGATGCCCCTCCGGCGGCCCCAGAGGCTCCGGAAGCCCCTCCCTGGGCCCCAGAGCCACCCTGACCATTTCCGCGCCCCAGAAGGGCGGAAATCGCCTTTTTTGCAAGGTTCTTGAAGAGCGCAGTGGCAGATCGCTTCTGGCGGATCTTCCTGTCGAATGCCTCCCTACGAACTGAGGCCGCAAGAGAGATAGTCGCCTTGGCGCCGAGGAATGCCATGATGGAAAGAGCAATAGATGCGCCGATTGCACCAGAGGCGACGGCTGCAGCAACTGAGGAAAACGCCGCGGCGGTAGCCATGAATGCGGTGACCAGGGCGGCCACCGACGTTGGCCAGAAAACAGCATCGTCAGCGGTCTTAGAAAGAAGGGAACGCACCTTCTCAATCCTTGTAACTTTTGATGCCGCAACAGCTCGCTCAAAAAGTCTTGCCGTGTCGACTCCAGGTATTTCCCTAAGCTTCTTTGGCGGGTATCGCTGCTCGAGCTTCTTCTTTGCGACCATCGCAACAACCGAACCGAGCAAAACCGCCATAGTGATAATGCTGAATGCGTCACCGCCAACTGCCCCGCCAACGACGCCGACTGCAGACTGGACTCCCTGGACGGCAAGGGCGATAGATATTGCTTTTGCGACTACTGAGCCGATAGACGGACGCTCCACCGGCTTATCGGGGAGTGCAACTTGAGACTCGGCCTCTCTGATCCTATTCAGTAGGTCGCCAGACATTTTAGCCCTTTAGGCCTTTGAAAAAATCGTCAACATCCTTCAGCTGCGATACGGAACCGGCATCAATCCCAAACCCAGACAATGTGTCAGTAATCTCATTCACTTTGCCAACCGCGTCCTCAACTGAAGAGGATGCCTCGTTTATTCGGCCAACTATATCCATCACTACAGAGGACGGATTTGAAACGTCTTCTCCGTGCGACTCATCTGAGGAGAGGAGTTGCTCTGCGGAGAACAGGACGATGCTGCTCCTGGCGGTCATCTGGTCAGCTGCCTCGGCAAGCCTTGATGCCTGGAATGGCTTTGGCTTTCCGCTGACTGGGACAACAACGGCGTACTTACCAGTTGCCCACGCGCCAATCTTCTCGAGGTCCTCAACGGAGGCAAGAGACGCAGACCCAAGAATGATCGGTAGCTTGTCCTGCAGGTTGATTGCCCCGCGGGCGGCCTCTACCGTTCCGGCAAAGACGATTCCATCGTTTGGTCGTATGACAAGCTTGGTAATCGACCGCTCGAACGGGCCAATTCCAGGCATGATTCGTATTGCGATACCCTCGGCCCTGGCGGCCATGGCGACAAGCGCGGTCAGGTCGTGGTAGGGAGCAGACCCGGGAACGACAAGCGCAGCGGACCCATCCAGCTTTGCAGCCTTAACGACCGTTGCGGCGGAACGGACAATGAAGTCTTCGTTCTGCTCGCCATCACCCTGGCTGATGCGCACAAGGCGTGCTTGGTCCGGCTCGAGTTGCGCAAGCGCCTCGTCGGACACCCCGACGGCAACGATGCGATCCACGCTCGACGCGGCCATTTTTGCCGCTACGGTGATGTCTCCGGTTCCCTCGCCAGCCCCAACGATTACGACAACTGGGACGGGCTTAATCTTCTTCTTTCGTCCAAAACCAAGAGGTGCCATTTATTCCCCCCTGGAGCTGACAAGGTGGGCGAGCACAGGTAGGACGGCAGCAATTGCTGCAGCAAGGAGCGCCCTTCCAAAGTCGATATCAAGAGCAGTGGCCGCGCCAATCGCAATGATGGCAGCAGTTCCGGTCTGAAGGTAGACGCTGAGTAGATCGATGGCAGACTGTGAACGCATAAGTCCTCCTTATATACATCCTGCCGAACGCAATGCAAGTATCGCACAGCAGCAAATCTTTTAATACATTTATCCATCTGCTTGTAATGCGAACGGTTCTATCCGTGAACTTGTGTGGCAAGCTGTCGATATGCCTGATACAATGTTGAAAGCCGAAATGGCTTTAGCAGAAGGAGAGCACAATGACAGTGCAGGAAATGCTTGAGGAGATTCGGCAATCTTCTCCGCGTAAAGGCCCGGCTTGTAGCGTGGGCATCGTCTTGAGGTCCGTTAGCGGGGACCAGGCAAAAGCACTTAATGCCGCCATGGCGGATATGGATATCCAGTCTGGCGCCATTGCGAAGTGGCTTGGCAAGCAGGGGTTCGACTGCAAGTCGCACACCATCGCACGCCATCGCCGGAAAGAATGCAGGTGCGAATAATGAGCGACATACTTGATGAAATAAAATCTGTACAACGCGACATGGAAGAGACAAAGCGACCGCGTCGCCAGCACCCGGAGGGCTGGGAGCCAGGGATCACATGGAATGGCAACGAGGGGACCGTCACAACCATGGGCGGGCCACTTGATCAGGCCGCAGATTGGTCGGCGGTTCTCAAGGTCTGGGGTCTTGACCCTGATCACTTTGAAGTAGTCGAGCCGATCCTATTCAACGTCTGGGGCAACCCGGAGGGCGTGCCTAATCGCCAGTGGAAGGGAAAGGTTGTGCGCAAGGGCGTTGAGCGCGGCGTCGACCTAAACGAGCTGATTGACGAGATTAAGAAGCACAAGCCAGGAAAGGTTTCAGCTTTTGCTGGCGACACTGCGCTTGTAGTGGGCATCTCGGACCTCCAAATCGGCAAGGGCGAAGGTGGCGGTTCTGCCGGTATCGTTAAGCGGTTCCTTGCTGGAATCGACGAGGTCGAGGCTCGATGGAAAGAACTTGCAAAGTCTGGTCGAAAGCTTGACCGACTTGTTGTGCTCGGTCTTGGCGATCTTGTTGAGTCCTGCGATGGACACTACGCAATGCAAACGTTCCAGAACGATCTTGACAGGCGGGAGCAGGTAAAGGTTGTTCGCCGCCTTATTGTGAAGGCGCTTACCTCATGGGCTAAGTTTGCCCCGAAGGTCATTGTTGCTGCGGTGCCTGGAAACCACGGAGAGAACCGCCGTGGCGGACAGGCGTATACAACGTTTGGCGACAATGACGATGTTGCTATTTTCGAGCAGGTCGCAGAAATCGTCTCCGCTAATCCAGAGGCGTACGGCCACGTCAGCTTTGTTCTGCCAAGCAATGAGTTGACGCTAACCCTGAACATCCACGGAAACATCCTTGGCATTGCACATGGGCATCAGGCTCGACGCAGCGGCGCTACGGCTTCTGCCAAGATTAAGTCTTGGCTCAAGGATCAGGCTTATGGAATGAGGAAGATCGGCGACTCGACGATCCTTGTTACCGGCCACTACCATCACCTCTCGGTTCTTACCGAGGGAGTGCGGACACACATCCAGGCCCCGTCACTCGACGGTGGCTCACAGTGGTTTACTGAAACTGCTGGTGTCCACTCGGCACCGGGACTCCTGACGTTCACTGTCAGCGAGTACGGCTGGGACGATCTGAAGGTCTTGCGTTGCGTTAGCTGACGCCAGCCCTGCGAAGTGCGGCGCGGATTCTGGAGGGGAGTCCGCGCTTCACTTTGTTTAGCGCAGCAAGCCCAATCTTTTGGAAGGTAAAATCCATGAAGCCGTACTTGCGCTCGACCCTTGGGGCGTAGGTCAGCGTGGTTCCAAACTTTAGAGTTACCTTTCCCATTCGCCTTTGAATTCCACCAACGCTGCTTCTTCCATCGGTCGTAAGGCTCCTTTGAAGTCGTCCGGTCTTTACCGGGGTACCGCCACCAGGGGAGAAGTCACCCTTTCTTCGCGTCCGCTCGAAGTCCTGGCGAAGGGCGAAGAAGATTTCATTGTCAATGACCTGCTCCATCATGAGCGAAAGCTCTGTGTTATGGCGCCTACTCTTAACGCTATCTGCAAACTTGTCTAGAGATGCTGAGTTAATCTCGGCCCTAAATTCCACGTCGTGCCACCCTGTACGCAGTAACTGTTACATGATGGGAAAAGATCGGCGCTGTGCGGACCTCGTGGACCCTGTGCTCGATGTTGTCAATAATGATCACATCCGAGACCCGCGGGAGCCTGTCCCCAACAAGCCACGGAAGCTTTATCGTGTATTCGGTCTCCATTCGCGCACTGGTTGAGCCCTGCTCGAAGTCGACCTTATTCTCATCGAGGAAGCACGGCACGTTGGACCAAACAAACACCTGATTCTTGGTTGGGCTACCGTCAGCTGCGTGCCCGGTGTTTGTCTCCCTGCGAAGGGTCGCCCTCAGGTTGTATGCAGGGATCATCGCAGCGTCGTGTTTCTATACCCCTCGAGTAGACCGATAGCCTGTGGGGGTATGCTTCCGCCATGAATCTCACGAACTGGGCGCGAGGTCCTGATACTGATGTCCCCAATGTCGGCACTTGCCACAGCAGCAAACCCCTGCTTTGCAAGGCTTGCAAGTCCGAGCGACTCAGTTGTGATAATCGCAGTCGCGTCCTTGATGTCGTCGGGCGGCGTAGCGAATCCATATGTGTAAGTAATCTCTGCAACAGGAACAATCAGGCCCATGTTAACAATTGCCGGGAACAGCGAGTAAGTTACTGAGGCAAGGGACGTAACTTCAACGTAGCCAGCCGTATAGTTAACGAAAAGATCTGTCAGCTGGAATGTCGCCTTCTGCCCGGTTGTTACCCAGACATCCATTCCCTGCACCGATACGACTGGTCGGTTATTTGGGTAGACTCGGCGTGTGTCCTGGCGATAATTGTGCTTCTCAGTTGCGCGCTGAAGTCCAAAGGTCTGACCGCAGAAGCCGTCAATTACCTTGCTAGCAATGCGGATGTGGCTCTCGATCTGGTCGTCGCTGACGGTGCTGCCATCCGGGTTCATCAGGGACGCCATCTCGTAATCTTTGAACTCATCCACGGTGAGATACCCAAGATTCTTTCCTTGGATTGGGGACGCCTGCCACGAACCGTAGGTATTGCTCGTTGGGTTATATGATCGCCAGTTGTACCACTGGCCGGGGAACCCAGTGTCGTCCCGGTAGGTGTAGGCAGTAATTGATGCGTTCAGGGACAGGAGTGTCGGGAGCACTTCCCATGTGCCGCTAAGCGATGTCGCCTGGGCCGCAGTGTCTGCCCGTCCAAACTGAATGCGCGTGAAGCCCGACCCCACCAGGGTCGATGCGGTCGGAAGGGAGAGCTTTATCTTGTTCATGTGTCTATTGTGGCTGACCGCCGTAGTTTATACCGATTTCTCGGCTTCTACGGCGGCCCCCACGTTACAGCTTCTCGACGATTTCTGCGCCAGCGGCCTGGGCAGCCTCGAGCTCAGATCCCCTAACGGCAGCATGGCCGTCAACGAACCGGATAAAGACGCCATCCCCTATGTGCAGGGAGGTCGCTTCCGTGTACTTAACTCGCCATCGAGAATCTGGGTCGACGGTCTTCGCTGTTGCGATTGACGCCTTGACAAACTTCTCGACTTTCTTCTCTTCCTTTGGAGTTAGCACTGGCTCTTCGGCTGGTGCCTCCGGAACAAGAACCGCCTCGTCGAGAGAAACAAGAACTGCCTCTTCGACCGGGGCCTCCTCGATAACCGGCTCCGATACTAGCTTTACGTCGTTAACAATCTTTACCATATTTTCTCCTCTAAAAGAATGGGGCGAGCGAGCCTAAGCCCACTCGCCCCATTCTCAGACCTTAGTCTCTATCTAGATCAGACAGCGACGCGGATCTTGCCGTTGAACTGAGGAGCCTTAGCAGCCAAGCCGTACATCACAAACATGATATAGAGCCGGGTCAGCGCGCCACCCACACCAACAGGGATCTCAAGGGTCGTGATCGAGTCCGAACCGAGGTAAGGCATCGACCAGGTGTCCTCGTCGACGACATACATGTCGCGGACGTTGACGCTAGAAACGGTGTACGAGCCGATCGAGTCGCCAGGAACGGCGAGGAGCGGAAGTGCACCAGCTGGGGTCACGACTGACCCGAAACCAAGACCAGCCGTCGCGCCCTCGCCGCCACCTGGGTAGCGGATAAGGTTCGTCAGCTCGTTCTGGTAAGCAGCAGCATCCGTAGGCGAAAGAATGATCGCCGATGGGTTGCCACCGTTGTTCAGGATCGAGGCAACGGTGTCGTTGATGGCAGCCGTGTACGTCGAAGTTCCCTTCGTCGTAATTGGGTTGCCAGCAGCAGCGGCCGAACCAAGAACCTTGCGAAGGCCGTCGAAGCCGTTCGCATCGTACGCGCCGAGCTCGACACCGGCAGTACCGGTCGAGGACGAAGCGTTACCCTGGAAGAGGGTCTTCTGGAGCTTGTGGGCAATTGCCGTCACGCCGCCCGAAAGCTCGGTGGCGAGGCCGTCAAACCCAGCACCACCCTGCGTGATCGCAAACTGCGACTTGAGGGTGATACCACGGCGGGTCGCAAGGACCGCAACGTTCGTGGTCTGGCGGGCATAGGTGTTGGTGTCATCCGTCACCGTGCCAGCTTCAGTCATGAACGCCGCATCGCCGTAAGCGGTCTGCTGATTGTAAGCGTGAACAAGTCCGTTGGCGCCTTCCTTGCGGATGCGGTCAAAGAACGGGAATCGCTTTACGAACAGCGCGTAGAGCATTGGCTCGAGGTCCTGGCGGATAAGCGCAGCGCCGCCGCTAGCATCGAGCACCTTGGCAATGTTCGGGTTAGCAACCGCGAGGCGGTTGAGAACATCGTCACTGGCCTGTCGACCGGACTGCTTACCAGCCTGGACGTCAAGCATCTTCTTGACATCGTTCGAGTCCATCGAGACGAACTTCTCGCGCAGCTCGCGCTGTGCGACAAGGGCGCTCACGGAATCAAACGAGTCTGCCTGTGCGTCGTCCTTGCCGACAACACCTGCAGGGGCCGCATTAAGGCCCTCGAGTTCCTTCTCCAGGCCCTCGAGCTTCTCGCGAATCTCAGACATTTATTTCTTCTCCAAAATAGCCTGAATATACGGGCTCAACCAAGGGGCATCAATCCCCTTCTTCGCCGGTACATCCGTAAGTATTGACTTTCGGCCAGCTGGTGACTTTAGAGCAAGCTCCAAAAGCTTCACCGCATGCTCGAGGTCCTTCTCAAGCTGCTCCTTCTCCTCCAAGAGTTCGGTCGCGGCGGTATTCTCCACCACTACCTCCTCTGCGGGAACGGAAGCAACAGCTTCTTCAGTAACCACGGCGAGATCCGCCTCTTCAGCGGTCGTCTCGGTAGCCTCTACGTGATGGTCAAGGGACTTCGTCGTCTCATCAACGATTCCGGCCTCGACCGATTCGGCCGCGGGTGCAGCCTCCTCTTCGGCCGCTGGTGCAGCCTCATACTCTAGATAGGCCTGCACCCATCCAGCAGCATACTCAATGTACTTCGCTCGGTCGTCATTAGCCTCTTCAGACTTGACGGACTCGAGCTCGCTGACAACATTCTTAAGTCGTTCAGCGACCGGCATTGCCCCCTTCTCTTCGACAACGGGCTCAGGCGTTGCGGACGCTGGAATTGGAAGCTCGCGCTCCTTACCGTCCGTGCCAGAGACAGTCACCGTGACGCGGGTTGCCTTTTCAAGCGTTTCGCTCACGTTTTCTACCTCATCTCCTGCACTGGCGGCCTCTTCGGGAGCCGGTGCGATCTTTTCCTCTATGGACGGAACAGCAACTTGCTCCCCGCCTACAGCATCTGCTCCTGAAGCCGTGTACGACCCAACAGCTTCCTCAGCATCAGATTTAGTGGCGCTGCTTTCGACCTCGCCCTCGTCGTCGTCCTCTTCATCGTCCTCAGCCTCAGCGAGAGGCGCGATCTTTGAGAGGGTTGAGAACTTATGGCCAACAAGCGTCTCGGTTTCCGCCCAGCCGTCACCGGCCTCGCTATAGATTCGGATTAGTGCCGCCGGGTCTTCCGGAGTTGCATTTACACTGAAGTCCGAATCTGGAATGCCAAGAACTCCTTCGCGCATGATGTACTCGATTCTACCGCGAGCCGTTCCGCCGCTGGAATTCCAGCTGACGAAGTCACCCTCCTTGAGGGCGTCTGGCTCTGCCTTTTCTGTAATCTCAAGCTCACCAGCCTGATCGGCAGTGCGGAGGCTCTTGAGCGCATTCTGAAGATACGATCGCTGGTTTGCCGGAATGCCGACAATGCTTGATTCGAGAAGATTTACTTTCTCAATAACGTATGTATCAAGGCCGCTGGAGTCCTTCCGCTTGGAAACCTTCTCGACGCGAGCGCCGATAGACATTCCGAGCTTTACCCCTCTCTTAATGGCCTTGTACGCCTGCATTGCGGCAGGGTTCTCTTCTTCCGGGCAAACCTTGACATCGATATCAAGATCGTATACCTCAAGGCCAGTGTCGGCGTCAAGACGCTTGACAATCCTGGCGTCCGTAACAGAACCAAAGAGGTCCTCCGGAACGTTGTAATTGTGGTTGAGGAATACGGTCATGTTTTGCTTCGCCGTATCCGCCATGGACTTGATAGCGTCAAGAGTGATCTCATCACCCTGTCGATCCCTAATCGTAGATGACGTGGTCCCGGAGACGTATAGATCTCCGTTATCGGACTCCCGTACCTTTAGGGCGTTGGTGTAAAGCTTGAAATCCAAGACAACCTCCCTGGGCATAGCCCCTAGCCCTAGGATTGTATGACTGTTCTATTGACTAGTCAACAGAACAATTTCTACGTGGTATTTAACCACATTTCTGCACAGTTTACACATATTAAGACCCTATTAGTCACCTATTTTGACCATTAGGGTGGGTATTAGTCCTTTATACCGTATAATAATGCAATGGATACTGACAGCGAATTCGCCCTAGGGCCGGAGCCTGAGATAGTCGAGGTGTCGGCGGATGAGCCGTCTAAAAAGTGCCCAACGTGCCAGCAGCTCCAGGAAACAGCCTCAGAGCTAAAGCGCGGGTACAAGGAGCTTGCCCGACTACAGAAGACTTTCGAGCCTCTTGTCAAGAGATATGAACTAATACAAAGGGCCCACCCTCGGTGTGCGCTTTGTTTCATCATGAGCGGTGAGCATCATATCGAGACCGTTCTGGTCCCGGAGCCCCTAGTCCCGAGGGCTAAGGGCCAGAAAAGATACGCAGTCTGCTCTGACTGCTATAAACTGCTCCACAGGCTTCGGAGGAGCGTACCTCAGCAGCGAGCCTATGCAAGGCACGTCTGGGAGCTCGATAAGGACGAAGATAATGAAATCGTCTTGCCAGGAGAGGACAACAACGAGGTAGAGGATTGACACCTGACATAACATCGACTGTCGTGGTAGATTTTGCTGACGGGAGATTTGCTGTTCCGAGATACTGGCAAAATTATCCGTGCATGAGAGCAATATCGTATGACGGTCCGGTTCGCAGGGTTGCGCTAACATTAGAGCAGACAAGAAAAACAATCTCTGGCGAAATGCAGGAAAAAACCATCTGGGGGGCCATCAGGTCCTCCATCAGAGGGAGAAAATAAGTGGCCGAAGATCGATCGATACTCGACCGTATCCTTGGTAGGGGCGGCAACGAGACTGTCAAGAACTTCCCGGACGAGATGCTGCCCAATTGGGACAATTCCCCATACACGCGCGGCGCATCACAGATCGACAACAACGGGAAGCGTTCAGTAAAGCAGCTCCGCCGATGGGCGCGAGAGAATCCCTGGATTCGAGCCGCGATCAACCTTCGCCGCACGCAGGTCAGCCGAGCTCAGTGGGATATCGTCTCGCTTGATGGCGAGACCCCGGTAGACCACCTCACCGTAAAGCGTATCAAGTATCTGTTCCGCCACCCGAACACGCGAAGGGACTCCTTCCGCTCGTTTATTGAGCCAGTGATTGAAGATCTCTTGACTCTTGACATCGGCGCTATTGAGGTTGAGCCTACCGCAGGTGCCCGTCTTGGAATCCGACGCGATCCAATTGCTAACCTTTGGCCAATTGACGGCGGGTCTATCCGCTTCGATCCGTCGTGGGATGGGACTGACTCCGACAAGCCGCGCTACTACCAGTACGACAGCTCCGGGAAGGTTGTTTCAAAGTATCTGAACGAGGAGCTTGTTGTTATCCAGGCGAACCCAATGACCTACTCGCCACTCGGCCTGTCTCCACTTGAGGTTCTCGCTTCGACCATTGACTCCGACATGGCTGCGGCCCAATACAACTCGCGGTCCGTGACTCAGGCGGCGCCTCCGGGGATACTCCACCTCGGTGAGGGTATCCGCCCGGATCAGGTTGACGCATTTAAGTCTTACTGGGACGCTGAGATTGCTGGGCGCAGCCAGGTCGCCATTACAGGCGGCGGCAAGCAGATGCAGTGGATTCCACTTGCGCCGTCCAACCGAGACATGCAGTTCATGGAGTGGCAGATCTATCTGGCCCGCAAGATCTGCGCGGTCTTTGGTGTTCAGCCACAAGACATTGGCATCACGATGGACGTTAATCGGGCGAGCGCCGAGGTCGGCGCTGCATTCACCCAGGACGTTGGCATCACCCCGCTCCTGGACCTTATTGCTGAGTACCTAACCCGAGAAATTGTCTGGCGCTACGACGAGAACCTTCGATTCACCTACACCGACCTTGGTCGGGCTTCGAAAGAGGTAATCACGCCGTACTACCGAGCCGCTCTTGCCGGTATGCCTTGGCTTCGCCTGAACGACGCTCTCCGTGAGCGCGGCCAGGACGGAGTTGGTAAGATTGGTGACGAGATCTGGCTACCAACCCCGCGCGGCTTCCTGCCCCTTTCGCTGTATGCGCGCGAACTTGGCATCGTCGATGGGGACGGGAACACCACTCCACCAGACAGCCCAGTTGGCGCACCAGAGGGTGGCGATGACGAGACCCAAGAGACACCTGCGCAACCAGCCGACGAGCCAACACCACCGGCAATCGCAATGCCAACAGATAGCACGATGCCTGGCGAGGAAAAGGGTGCCGAGCAGAAGCTTCCGCCAAAGCCACCAGCACGGCGATCAAAGCCGAGCATGCCGCCAAAGCCACCAATGAAGAAGAATCATCCCGGTAAGCGATCGGCCGCTGTTCTTGTCGATCCAATCGGAACAATCATGACCCCAGGTTTTGAAATCCTTGAAGGCGGTTTCGACATCATTGAGGACTTCGAGGAAGGTGAGGACGAAGGCGCTGAGATTTACATTATGACCAATGTTCAGAAGGAAGACCTCGGACCTATGATGAAGGCGCTTGACGACAACCAGGTCGTAATCACGAACGTGTTCATTCTCCCAGTTGAGGACAACGCAGAGGCAAAGCTTGAGCTTATTGAGGAGCTCCATGAGGAGTTCGAGAAGATCTACGTCCTCGATGCCAATGAGGATGTCGATTACACAGCCGCAAAGGTAGTGATCCTTTCCGCCAAAGAGGACGCAGAGGAAGACGGCGAGGCCGAGACCGAGAAGTCAGATCGACCCATCAACCTCAAGGCACCACGAGCAGTAAAGGCTGAAGCTAAGCGAGGCCTGGACTGGCGCAAAGAGTTCGGTCGCGGCGGGATTGGCCCTGGTCAAACGACAGCGCGAATGCTGATCAATGACACCATGACGATTGCTCGTGCGCGAAAGATGCGAGCTTGGCACGCGCGCCACGCGGTCGATCGCAAGGGTCAGGGATATCGACCTGGTGAGGCTGGCTATCCGTCCGCTGGCAGGATTGCAAATGCGCTATGGGGCGGGGTTCCTGGGGAGCGATGGGCTAATAAGGTCATGCGCCAGGTAGAGGCCCGCGAACGTAAGCGCTAATGGCGGAGAAGCTCTACCACCAACAGCCGTGCTTCTGCATTCCGTGCCGTATAATGAGATCCGAAAAGGCAAGCCCTAACAAGCAGGAGGCAGAGGATGGCGCACAAGGACCCCGTAACAGAAAGCCTAAGACTCGATCTCCTAAAAAGGGATAAGGGCTGCGTCGGTCCATCGATCGGAATGACCGGAGAATGCGGGAGTCAATTTGGCCCTGGAAAAATCACACTAGAAGTTGACCATGTGTCAACGTCCGGCCTTGGCAAACGTGGACCATCGTCAAGGGCTAATTGCGTGATACTATGCGGTTTACACCATAGGGTGAAGACCGAATCCTCCAAGAAATGGAGAGCGGCCCTACGGGAGTATTTGATAGGCGTAGAAGGAGAGGCTTATGGCTGACATGTTTGTCGCAAAACAGCTGTTCGGCAGCGATGTATGCGGACACCCTGACTGCTTTAACCGGAAGGGCGCTGGCAATAAAATGGCCGCCGTCCAGAATCTCGGTCCAGTCATAAAGACACCGCATGGAGACACCCACACAAAGTGCTTCTTTAGGCACCTTGCAAGCAACGATGAGCGGGTTTCGGACGACCTCGTACCGGCCGCAGAGGAGCGTATCGATGAGTGAAAAGTTGAATCAGGACCAGATCTGCGTCGACTGCGGCGCAGCTACGTCCACAAAGAATACGCTTCGGTGCTGGCCGTGCAGCCGCGAGTACCTTTCCGGTATTCACGCTGCCCCATTCTGGGACCGGGTCGCTAAAATTCGAGAGCTTTCCTCCGGGGGCAGGACGATTACGTCCATCGCGAAGGAACTTGGCATCAGCAGGAACCGTGTGTATCAACTGCTGGAAAGGGCCAAGAAGCGAGAGCCGAAGTGAGTCGGCTAAGCGGCCCGGAGCACCAGGGGCGCCGCTTGCAGGAAAAGATCAGGTCTGATAAGGTCTGGGTAATGCTCAAGAAAACTGGGCTTAAGCGAGCGAAGATCGCCGAAATGCTTGGCGTGAGTCTTGGGTATTTGAATCAGGTACAATACGGACATAGTCCTATGTCGAAGCCACTAAGGAGAAAACTATCGAGGCTTTTTAATATGACAGAGCAGGATTTGTTTGAAGATTGGGTAGATAAGGAGAGTAAGTAAATGGCATACGGAAACAACGCACCAGCAGGACGTGGAAGCTTCAAGCTCGATGACTACGTAGATGTAGCGGCGAGAATCAAGGCTTGGTACGAGGCTTATCCGGATGGTCGAATTGAGACCACCATGATGCACCTTGACGACAAGGGCGTCTCATTCCGAGCGCTAGCCTACCGAGGCATTAGCGAGAATGAGCAGCCAGCGGGAACTGGTCATAGCTTCCTTGCGATTCCAGGTAGCACCCCATACACTCGCGGTAGCGAGGTGGAGAACTGCGAGACATCCGCAGTCGGTCGGGCACTTGTCATGGCTGGCCTTCCGGCCAAGAAGGTAGCGTCATCCGAGGAGATCGCCTCTAAGGGTGGAGCGGCAAAGTCAGAGCCTAAGCCAGCGGCAAAGAAGCAGAGCGACGAGGCGATTGTCGCCGCAGCGCTTGAAATCTTTAACGACGAAGAAGACCCCGCGATCCTCGACTGGATTGCGTCGATAAACTCAGCGAGCAGCTCTGCGGAACTCCTGGCCATCGGCAAGGATATCGCAAGCAGCAATCTCGCTGGCGAGCGTTTACAGGCTCTCCAGAAGGCTTATAAGGCCCGTAAGGATGCACTGGACGCCGCAAATGGATGAGCAGCCAGAGGTTCTAACAAACGACGTCAAGGCCGAGATCGTTGAGAGCGCAAAGAAGCATCTCAGCGAAACGCTAGAGGCGCAGGTCTCAAAGGGCTACTTCTCCATCTCGGAGCTACGAGCCTATTTGACGTGTCCGCTATATGGCTACTTCAGGTACGGCAAGAAGCTTTGGACGGAGTCGACCGGCGCAGCCGCGCTGGTCGGATCTAGCGTCCACTTTGGACTTGCCAGGTGGTACAGCACTAAGAAGACGAGTCGAGAGCAGGCACTTGAATACACCCGACGCTACTTTGCTGAGGAGTCTTCCAAGGTAAACTGGGAGAACGAAAAGATACGAGATCCACTTGGTGAAGCTGTCAAGAGCGAGGCCATGCTTATTGCTGCGCTTGATGAAGGCGACGATTGGGAGGCCGAGGCGGTCGAGCGGTCGATGTACGGCGAGATTAGGCACAGCAAGCTTGGGAATCTTCCGGTGAAGCTCAAGGGCGTTCCCGACCTCTACACAAAGAGCAACATTGTTATCGACCACAAAACCTCTTACCGGGCATGGGATAAGGGTAAGGAGCACAAGGATATGCAGGCTACTGCGTATGCTGGGCTTATCCGCGACAACTTTGGCAAGAACCCAGAGGTTCTTTTCAACATCATCACGCTGAACTCAAAGGGTCCAAACGTTGACCGGCGGTCAACTTACCGAAGTCAGGAGAACTTTGATCAGTTGTATATGATGGCTCGCGGAATTCTTGATATGATCGAGAAGAAAGCGTTCTTCCCAAACCCAGAAGCCTGGTTTCATGAGACATGTGAATTTAGGGGACTATGCGTAGACACCAACGGACAGAACGGCAATGCAATCCCAACGACCCGCAAGGAACTGCTACGGCTAGTGCCGAAGCTGGCGGCCAAGTCGGGACCGAAGTCATAGCCGACCACATCCGCATCCACGTAAATCTTCCGCGGCACAAGAAGATGTCACGGTTGCCAGATGACGCTGCGCGATATGCCTGGGTCGTCTTGCTTTGCGCTGCCGCGGAGACCAACGGTCAGTTTGAGTCGGAAGAGCACGTCCAGATGCTTATTGGCAAGCAGTACATCAAGCACCTCCCTGCGTTTAGGCGTGCCGGTCTACTCGATGGCTTGCTGATTCACGACTGGGAAGAGTGGAACGACCTGCCGCAAGAGGAGCTCGAGGAGCGAAAGCGCAAGGCGGCAACCTATCGCAAGCGCGCTGAGACACTTGGCATTACCGCCGACGCCCCAGTTCGAACAATGCGCGAGTGGTATGACTACGTGATCAACGGCCCAACAGACTCGGCCAAGATCGGTAGGCTCGGAGAGTACTGGCAGGCGATGATGGGAGTTTCAATGGATCGAGAGCAATATATTAGGCTCGCCATGATCCTGAAGGCCTCTGACAAGCAGTATGGGCCGCTAATGGTGAAGATCGCGGACATCTCAATGAGACAGCTCAGCGGAGATGCGCTATCATACCTGCAGAAGGCTATGGCGGCCCCGAAGAACCGCGTGCGGTCTGCTGGGATTCGTGCTACAGTGAGCCGTGATCAGTATGTTGAGGAGTGAGATGATTAGTCAAGAAGAGTTCGACCGGATGTTCAGGTACATCGGGATACCGCAGCGTTACGCTGGGTGCACCTTTGAGAACTACCAGCCGCGAGCAAATCCAGATAAGCCTATGGAGGCAGCGATTGAGTGGGCAGACGCCCCGCTGACCGACCGAGGACTGTTCTTGATGGGCGAGCCAGGCAGCGGGAAAACACACCTTATGGCTGCCGCACTTTCCAGGCGACTGTGGCGCGACGGAACTCCCGGTATGCGATTCGTCAATGTCCCGATGTTCCTGGACACAATCCGTGACGCCCAGAAGTACACTGACTCCCGAGCAGTGGACCTCTATCAGTTTTGCCGCGACGAGGCGTCCGTCGTGGTTCTTGACGACTTTGGTAAGGAGCGAGCTACCGATTGGGCGGCCGAGAGGCTGTACGTGCTTATCGAAAGCCGGTACGGTAAGATGCTCCCTACCTTGGTAACCAGCAACCGAACGCTGGATGAGTTGGAGGATGATGGATATGGAGCAGCAGTCTCGCGACTTCAGCACACCTGCCGCGTCATCCGATCCAAGGCACCAGACTTCCGACCCGACCTCGGGCGAGCTGGTATTTGAGTTACTCGGCAGACCGCCGAGTTGGAATAAGGCGTTTAGGGTAAACCGGCGTCTTGGTAGCGTATATATGTCGAAGGAGGCTAAGGATTGGAAGACTTATGTTGAATACGCTGTCCGCATCGCACAAAGCGAAAGCGGATGGCAACCCCGAGAGGGACTAATAGCCGTACACTTTTGGATCTATCTCAATAGGCCAATTGACGCGGACAACATTCTCAAGCTAACGATGGACTCCATCGCCAAGGGGATTGGTGTCAACGACAGATGGTTCCTACCAAGGGTGATAGATCTTCAAACTAGACACACTCAGGAACGCATAGACGTCCTGATACAAAACGAAGGGTAATAAATTATGTTTAAGGGAACTTTGATCGGCCGAGTTGGCCAGGCACCAACACTCCGCACCACCAAGGGCGGACGAAACGTCACGAACTTCAACGTTGCACATCACGCTGGCAAGGACGACCAGGGCAACGACAAGACTGTGTGGGTTCCGGTAACTGCATGGGACCAGCGCGCAGACTACGCATCGAACAGCATTCGCAAGGGCGACATGGTGTACATCGAGGGTGGTCTCGAAGTCTCCGATTGGACGGATAAGCAGGGCGAGCGTCACATCGACATTGCGGTGTCGGCACAGTTCCTGAAGATTCTTGCGCGAAGCAAGAACGACGGCCAGGCCCAGGGTGGGTACAGCCAGCAGCCGGGCAATGCTGCCCCTGCTGACGACAGCTTCGCTGACCTGCCATTCTAGGTATTGACAAACCATAGAAAAAGCCGGCAAATTTTTGGGCGGAACTATAGACCCGCTGGTACGTACCCCATGCTGACGCATGGAGCACTTCCAGTCGGGTCTTACCGCCAGCCCAGCAGCCAGGCAATAAAGGAGTAATGTGAAAAAGCACGAAGCTAAGCGAAAGTGCAAAGTGATGTTCCAGCATGTCTGGACAGTTCTCGTCAGGATTGAACGTTCTCAGACTTCGGATGAAATCGAATCCAAGCTTGAGGACTGCATCCGTAGCGGTCACCGTGTTATTGAGCTCTCTCGTGGTGTGCAGGATATTGCGTACACTGCTAGGGTAGAGCAGGCGTATCAGTCCCTTACAGAACTAGCGCTTGCTTGGAGGGCAGAAGACTTGACACCACATCCTTCTGATACCGTAAAACAGCTATTGGTTGCCGCGACCCGTCGCTACCTCGCGATTGGTGGCTGAGATGGAGGAGTGGAAGCCCGACACGACCAACTCCGACGCTGAGCGCTCTCTTGTCGGATCAATCCTGATCGATACCGGCGTGATGGCGCTGGTGAGCGACGTCGTCAAGCCTGAGGATTTCGAGGACGCCCTGTGCCGAGATGTCTACGCGGCCTGCCTCTCGATTTGGAATGAACACGGAAAGATCGATACGGTCACCGTGCACGACAAGTTGAAGGCAATGGATGCGATGAGCAGCCCGAGCCTGGTCAACCTGATGGATCTGGCCCATTCGACCCCTACCTCGATTCACGCCGACCAATATGCAAAAATCGTCAAGAAGTGGGCGCTGCTGCGTACCCTTCGCCGAACTGGTACGGAAATCGTCCGGCTGACCGGCACATCTGACGATCCAGACGAAATCATCTCCCAGGCGACCTCTCTCCTCTCTGGCGTCTCCAATTCGAGCAATAACGGCGCGCTGAAGCGCTGGAGCGATTTGGCTGGCAGCGCATACGACGAGATTGAGGCAGCGGCCAACGGGGCAAAGCAGAACGGGATTAAGTCCGGACTTGGGGATTTGGACCGAACACTGGGCGGATTCCACAAGTCAGACCTGATTATCCTGGCGGCTCGTCCGTCGGTTGGTAAGACGTCGCTTGCGCTCAACATCGCCGAGAATGCAGCAAAGCAGATGAAGACGGTGGCGTTCTTCTCACTCGAAATGAGCAGCTCGCAGCTCGTGCAGCGCATCGTGAGTGGTGACGCGGCGATTGACGCATCGCGCATTCGTACCGGGTCAATTAGCGAGAATGACTGGGCCTCACTAACGAACTCGTTCTCTCGCCTCAATACGATGCCGCTCTTTATCGACGACACATCGTCAATTGACATTGCGTCGATTCGCGCCCGATGCCAACGGCTTGCTGGAGAGCATGCAATTGACCTCGTGATTATCGATTACCTGCAGTTGATGGGTGGCGATCGACGAGAAAATCGCGTGCAAGAGGTTAGCGAAATTTCTCGCGGGCTGAAGTCAATTGCGCGAGACCTCGATGTCCCGGTTATCGCGCTGAGCCAGCTTTCACGCGCATCAGAGTCGCGGGATACCAAGGAGCCTAGACTTTCAGACCTGCGCGAGAGCGGTAGCATAGAACAGGACGCCGATGTGGTTTTGATGCTCTGGCGGGAGAACGAGCGGACTGAGGAGTCCCGTTCGACCGACGGCGAAGTTGTAAACCTCAAAATCGCCAAGCACCGAAACGGTCCGACAGGGGAATATCCGCTCTGGTTCAAGAAGTCGCAAACCCGATTTGTGGGCATGGTTAAGGAAAGCGTACAGTCGCCGGTCCAGCAAAGGCTGGTAGAATGACCGCCCAGAAAGGAGCTCAAAGTGGCAATCGTCAACGTAACCGATGTGGAGTTCACGTCGGAAGTCCTCAACCACAACGGACCAGTCCTTATCGACTTTTGGGCTGGGTGGTGCAATCCGTGCAAACGACTGGCACCGGAATTCGAGAAGCTCGCGGAAAAATTCTCCGGGACGATAAAGTTCGTAAAGGTTGACGTAGACCAGAGCCCAGTGGCAGCGAAGTCATGCAACGTCATGTCCCTTCCAACGCTGGTGTTCTTTAATCCGGGCGCGACCCCAGTTGCGTCGTCAGGATTTGCCACAGCGGCAGACCTCGAAAAAAAGTTCAACCTTGGCGGCCGGTAAATGGCCTACTTCGCCTGGGAGGACGAACTACCGTTCAAACTGAGCTACCCAAAACGCGCTGAGCCAAAGCACGTCAAAATGTTCAAGAAGTCCCTCCAGGCAATCGGAGATATGGCGCGTCGTCATCGCATCAAAGTCACCGAGGTCAAGCTTCACGTCCACGACTTCCAGCAGCCCTACCACGCCCTGGGATACGCCGTCAGCGAGATTGCGGAGATTACCCTTTGCGGCTGGGATGTCGAGACCGGACTCCACGAGCTTGCGCACATCTGGTCCGGAGAGGCACACACGACGCTCTGGGCGAAGCGCCTCCTCCAACTCCACCAGGAGTACTCGCCGCGAAAGGCAAAGAAGTGGGAAAAGTCCCTCTTCAAATCGTACCGCTCGGCCCGAAAAGTCATCCGAGAGCGAGATGCTGCGTTGCCCCGTAAAAAGAGTGTCAGACGCTGCCATGCGTGTGGTAAGCTCGACTAAGAGGACATCAACATGGGAGAATCAAAATGGCAGGCGAGGGACAGGAAACTGCGGCGGCGGCGCAGCTCGATGGACAGCCACTACCAGAAGTGGTGGCACGCCCTGGATCAACTGATCAAGCGCCGAAGTTCAGCGAGCAAGACTACGGACAGTACCGTAGGTGGCGCCGGGCATACGACGAACACTCGCGATACAAGCGACGAGTGAACAAGTGGTTGGAAGATAACCACAACTACCAGATTGCCGACTCCAGCGGATGGCTCGACGTAGCAGAGGCAGAGGGTCGATGCAACGCAGAGATCAACGGCGAAGAAGTGAAAATCTTCTGCGACCTTTGCGCATGGTTCCAGTTTGGCTACGGCAAGAAGTTCGACGTCACGCAGATACGCTCGATGTCGAGTCGCTATGATCGAGAGCGGAGGGCACGACGATGAAGATGGTGAACTCTGCACGAGCCCGCAAGGGCGCGGCGACGAGTGTCGCGATTTTGACGATTGCGTTCTTCACCCAAAGCCAGATCCTTGTGGGACTCATTGGCGGCGCGTTGCTGCTGGCGTTCCTCGGCGGGCCAAACCTCCTTACAATCCTCTATCGCCCGTCTGGTACGGCAGAGCATCCGGCAAGTGGGATTCGCTTGGCGCAGCTCTTGGGGGCAGTCTTCGCGTTTGCAGGCCTGGCGCTTAATGCACCGATTTTGGTTGCGGTCCTTGCCGGGCTGCAGTTCATCCTCGCGGTTACGGGTATCTGCGTCGCGTGCAAGTTCTACGGGATTACCCGCTACCTATGAAGCGACCGCTTGACAAGATGGACCCTAATCGGTACCGTTTTGTCGAGTTGTACGAGTTCAAGGATCAGAAGACCAAATACGACTTCCTCTTCGTCATTATCGGCTTCGGAATCATCGCGTTTTTGGCCTGGGTTTCCAGCCTTTAAAGCCCCGTAGAGGCACTTTTCCGGCCCGTAGAGGCCCGATTCACCCCTTTGGGCTGTCTTGGTACCCCTTGAAGTTTCCCAACGCCTGGAAATCACCAGTGTCCTGCCAACCCTCAACAACGTGGGGCCGCATATCTCCGTAGGCCTCGAGGACGTCAATCATCTCCGAGCTACGGAGTGACCGGATCGTTTCGTGGAGTTTTTCGGCATCATCGAACCGGTAGAGCCCGATGCAGACCTCCCCGGTCGCAGCCCCGCGAGTCCAGCGGACGGTGTTGTGGTAGTCCCAGACGCGACGAGAGGGAGCCTCGGCGACGCCAACCCACGACCCAGGGGCGCTCGGGATTTCAGGGAGCACCGTATCGCCATAAATGACCGTAATTGGACCCTGTACGCCCGTATCGACGAGATAGCGCTCCAACGCACGTGCTGGGCCACGGGTATCGTCTGTTTCGACGATGGGGCCACGCCATCCGCTCAGATAGATCTTTTGAGCCTCTCCAGGGCGAACCACCACGCCAGCGAGCGACCCCTTGAGGGCGCGCATATGCCATTCCAGTACCGTCGTTCCGGCAGCCTGGACGAGTAGCTTGGAGTAGCCGTTGAGGCGGGTGGATTTGCCAGCGGCAAGGATGACGACGTTATCCATTGATGATCCTCTTCACCTCTTCGTACCCCTCACGGTTGTGGCTCTCGTGGGTCCAGCCATCATCAATACGGTAGGTCCAGGTGACCTCTGGGACGCACTTGAACTTCGCCCCTGCACGGTACGCCTCAACCCAGAAGAGCCAGTCATAGCCGAAGACCTGCTTGAACATCCCAACCTTGTTGAAGACGCTCTTGCGGACCAAGGCGTTGTGGCTGACGTTGTTGTCCTTCAGGAGGCTCTCGGGGTCAAACGGCTTGTTGTACCAGCCGGTGTAATTCGCGCCATCCGCGTAGGAATAGATGATATCCACATCTGGACTAGCCTCCGCCATCAGGCGCTCCAGGTGATGGGGATGCAAGAGGTCGTCGTCGTCGAGGAGCTGCACCCACTCGGTCGAGACCCGGCGAATCAGAGAGTTCTTCGTCCACCACCCACCGCGCTGGTGGAGATCGACCGAAATCAAGTGCTCAGCCGGAAGGAGCGTTTGGGCGCGCACCGACATAATCGCCTCGCCCAACAGGCGGGTCCGCATCGGTGTACTCGCCGTGACAACTGTTACATCGCTCATGTCAAGAGCATACCATACCGGGCCGGAGTGTCAACGTTTCGAGATAAACCGAAAACCGCGGGCAGACCAAAGTCCCATCATCAAAGCGCATAGCACAAGGTGGAGTGGAGCGTTGTGTGATGTGCGAGAAAAAAGATGCAGGGCCTAGTCTCCGGTTGGAGCTGGCCGTGGTGTGTAGAAGTTCGACTTAAAAGGGGTTTGGGGGGTTTTGTAGATAATTTTCCGTGACGGAACTAGAGTGGCTCTGCGCTCGTGTTGAACCGAACACCCGCCAGGGGTGTGCGATTCTCGCCAGGTAGCACAACACCCGCCGCGCTTGCGGCGGGTGTGTGTTGCGCTTGCGCGCGTTGAGAGTTAGAACAACGGCGCGCCGCCGTCGCCGTCAATGAGAACCGCGTTGAGCAGCGCGAGTAGTTCCGCCTCTGCGCGGTTGACCAGGATTGAGGCGCACGCCTCTGCGTCGTCGTTGAGAACGAGAGCGCACACGCGGACTGCGAGAGCGTCAAGAGCCGCGCCGCTCTCGTCGTCGCAAGCGTAGCGCGCTGCGGATAGCGCGCCGTTCTCGCTGCGCGTCGCAACTGCTACCAGGATCGGCGAGTCCTGCACGAGTTCTGCGTTGATCGCGTGATCAACGAGGCTCTCAACGAGAGCCGTGTTGAGCGTGTAGTCCAGAGTTCCGTTCATTGTTCCGTTCTCCTCTTAGCGGTTGAGGCGTGTGCCTCTTTCGTTCCCGCTACGAGAACAATAGACGATGCTGCGCCAGAACGCAACACCCCGTTGCGAGTTTTCACCCGAAAACGGGAAATGGCCGCGACGACCCGACGCCTGACCGTAACAATGTAACAAACCGGACTGTAACAATCCAAACGGTTAGACGATGTAGCCTTTGTCCCGGCAAGCCGCCATTTATGGGCGCGGCGAAGCCGCCACAATCCAAACGGTTAGACGATGTAGCCTTTGTCCCGGCAAGCCGCCATTTATGGGCGCGGCGAAGCCGCCGCCTTTTTAGGGGCGACGGCTCCGTCGACTTGCTACCAGACGGTCGCTGGCTGCTTTACCTCTGACGAGTGTGTCCAGCGGTCGTCGCCTTCGACGAGCTCGCGGACTCGGGCAATCGCTTCCGCCTCGCTGCGAACCGCGAAGTGCTGGTCCGGGCAGTGCTTTCGGCTGACCCAGAAGCCGCGGTCGTCGCGCTCCTGATAGTGCCACGAGAAGAAAGCGGTGCCGTAGACGCTGACGGTTGCCGTGATGTACTCGCGGTACTCGGCGACTTCGGCGTCGACCTTGTTTCCCATCTTGTCCGTGAAGCGGTTGTAGTAGCCGTCGGTTCGGAACATTTTGTCCTCCTGCTTTGAGGGAGCGGCGACTTTTGCCACCGTTGACCCCCTCTACTAGTACAATACTAAACGATCGTACCCTTGTCAACCCCTTTTCCCAAAATAGTAGGTTAAATTTTCTTAACATTTCAACGGCTCGCGCCCGCCCGCCAGCCCGCCCGGCCGCAATGGACTAGGCTCGATTCCTGGCTGTGTGAGTTCTACTCATTCGCCACAAAAAAACACCCAAACAAAAAACCCACCAAAACTCGCCCACAAAAACTTCCACAATTTATGGGGGCCTCGGGGCTCCGGAAACCGCGCAGATCTCGGAGTTAGACGCGCGCTATCTCGGCATCCTCCGGCCACGACGGTACGCATTTATGGCTAGGCTCGAAGCTGCTGTAATGGCAGCTGCCGCCGCTATGGCGGTAAGCAGCAGCAGCGCCATCATCGCTAGCATCGTCCGTGCGAGCCGTTGCATCCAGCGATTGCCATAACGGCGATAGTCGCTATTGCGAATAGGATGATCAGCAGTCGCCGTAGTCGCGCCTGCTGCCGGTTCCAGGTCTCCGTCTCGCGAAGAATGATCTGCTCTCGGTAAGTGAGTAGCCGCTTCATTTTGCCTCCTTCTTGCCGAATTGGCTCATCGTGTCTACGACTGTCCAGGCGATGCCTTGCTCGCGAACCGCCTCGAGCATCATCTGGCGCGCGTGCCAGAGGCTGCGCTTCTTGGCGGCTTCCTTGGCTTCGGTGCGAAGTTGCTTCTTGCTCTTGCTCACTTTGTCTGTCCTCTCTGCTTCCGAGGAGGGCACCTCCCCCCTCTAGATATACAATACTACCCCTCTCGACCGTTGTCAACCCCTTTGTAGGTTAAATTTTCTTAACATTTCGCGCGCTCCGGAAACGGCGCTGCTGGGCGATGATCAAAACGCTAGGGGCCCCGTCCAGCTCGGAGCCCCGGTTCGACGCGCTCTATAATTAGCGATTAGAACATATGTTCACATCTGGCTTAGGGGAAAGTTCGACGAGAGTCTACTACACCTTTCTCGTGTCAACCCCTTTGTAGGTTAAATTTTCTTAACATTTCTCGCGCATGGCAGCTCTGGTTCTACGAAGCGCTCTCTATAATTAGACGACGGCGATGTATATAAGGGCGCTCAAAAAAAACATCGGCTGGCGCAAACCTGGATTCCGGCAAAACTTTTATTCCGGCAGCGGCCTGGATTCCTGGATGTAGAGCAGCTGGAAAATCACCAACTGAATTTATGGAGATGCCCCGAGCCAGGGCGGTCCTGACCCGGGGCGGTGTGAGGCGATGGACGCGCCTCCTAGAAATCGTCCTCGTCGTTGTCCTCGTCGAATCCCATATCGATTTCGACCTTGACGACGCGACCGTCGCTGTTGTATGTGGCGTAGACTGGATAGACGCCGTCTCCGTATCCGCTGGAGAATGCGACTGCTAGACCGTGCATCATCGATCCCGCCGAGTCTTCGCCGAGAGTTACCGCGCAGGCTCCGTTATAGTTGAGCGGTACTTCGGCTGGGCTCCCTGCCTGGATGGCGTCGATCGTCGCCTGGTCGTAGTCGACCTCGAAGTCGCTCTTGATGTAGCATGGATCGACGATCATCAGCTGGCCGCTATCGACTCCGACCGAGCCGATTCGAACGGTTGTGTTTCGTGGTCCGTCTTTTGCCATTTCTTTGTCCTCCTACTACTACGGTTTGTGTCGCCTGGGACCGCCCCAAGTTCGACGATATACTTATACTACAGACGCGAACCGTTGTCAACCCTTTTCTTAAAATGTCTCACCTGGCGCAACAGCCTATTTCTCCCTCTATAGACTAGGCTAAGCTCCGGAAACGCTAGGGACCCTAACGCCGAGTCGGTGCGAAGCTCCGGTCGCCCCTCTTCGCTGTCGCATGCGGCTCGCAGAGAGCGACTTTTCCGCGGATGAAGCGGCCGCCCCGGAACGGGGTGAGGATCGTGAGACGGCGCTGGGCGGGGGCGCCGCAGAAGCGCCCTCCGCCTGGCTGCCAGTCGACGATGGCTCGGCAGTTCACGCTACCGTGCCTGCTTGTCGGTTCTTGATGCCGAAGTCCGTGAGGACTTGGCTCGCGTCATAGCCCGAGAACATCGCGTCGATCTGGACCATCGCCTCGAAGGTCCCGCATTCCGAGCAGACTTTCGTCTTGTTGTCGAAGCGCGACAGCGCTGCTCGTGGCTCCTCGAACTTGTCTCCGCATCCTGGGCACTCGATCGGCTTGCTCACTTTCCCTCCTTGATCGCCTGCGCGACCTTTAGCGCGATTGTCGTGAAGTCCTGGGCTGCGACGAGCTCGACTGGGAATCCAGCGGTAGCCTCGGAAGCCGAGTGATAGCCGCTGTCGCTGCCGAGCGTCCAGAGCGTTCCGCCGAAGTTTCCGTCGGTGTCCCGCTGGAGCGCGACCCACTGGATCGGGTTGATGTCGACCCGGGTCCAGCCCTGTTCGTTGAGCTCCTCGATGTGCTTGTTCTGCTCGTCGATAGCCTGCTCTTTCATCATGTTCATGGTTCGACTCCTTTCAGCCGTTAGGCTACTTGCTTCTTGATTGCCTTTACCGTGGCTCGTGCGCTGTTGATGATTCCGCGAATCCCGATCGCGTCCTCGCCGTAGAATTCGCTCGCGTAATAGCGGGCGTCCGAGAGGAGTTCGCTGATCGCTTCTGGCGTCATCGAGAGCCAGATGTATCTGCTGTTCTCCTTGATCTCGATCGTCTGCCTATCGGGCGCGAACTGCGACTCGCACTCTCGGTATGCGTGATCGTTCCAGAATAGCGCTGGGACTCTGATCGTCTTTCGATCGCTCATCCTGTCCTCCTTTGTATCCTGCTGTCGACTCGCATCTCGGGGACCGCCCCCGTTCGACTATTCTAAAATACCATCCGCTTTCACCGTTGTCAACCCCTTTGTCAAAATGTCTCACCTGGCGCAACAGCAGCTCCTGGTCCGTTAAGACGCGGGAGCCGCCGTTCCGCCGAGTGCTAGTAGATGTACGCCCGGTCGTACTCGATGGCCGCGGCATATTGGTCGCAGTCATCGCATGCTGGGCAGCCGTGTCCTCGCGTATCCTCCCAGTCGCTGTTCGCGCGGCAGGCTGGCTTCATCTCCTTGCAGACCTCGCACTCTGTCAGCCAGGTGTCCTGGACGACGACGGCGAGCAGCTGCTCGAGTGTGTTCTTGTCGAGCGTGATGAAGTGGCCTTTGTCGCAGTCGATCGGGAGATCGAAGCAGGCGGTCCTGCGAAGGATGTCCGCGCAGAAGTCGCGCTTGTCGGCGCTCTGGGCTTTGTCCATGTAGATCTCGCGGATTCGGTCGACCGAGTGGTGGCTGAGTTTGATCTTCATGATTGCCTCCTCTCTACTTCTTGATTGCCTTGCGGAGAGCCGTCTGGCTAATCCGCTCATCGAGTGTCCAGACGACGCCGTTCTCGGCGACCATCTCGAGCAGGTTCTGTCGCGCTGTCCATACCGAGCGCTTCTTCGCTGCCTCGCGAGCCTCAGTGCGCTGCTGTCGCTTGCTCTTGCTCACTGTCCTGTCCTCCTGCTTGTGAGGGGAACTCCCCCTCTATGTATACAATACCTGACCGCTCGACCGTTGTCAACCCCTTTGTAGGTTAAATTTTCTTAACATTTCGCGATCTCCTGGGAAGAGAGCGAGCTGTGTGGCCGCGCTCTCCTCCCGGGTCCTCAGGCGAGCCCTTGGTCGACGAGGTCGTTGTGTGCCGCCTCATCTGCGGTGTACTCGGCTTCAGCTCGGGCGCCGAAGTCGAGAGCCTTCTTGAAGGCGTTCTTGAACTGTGGCTCGAGATTGAACGCAGCCGCGGTTCGCGCGAGCTGGAGCCAGGTGAGTGCGATCGATGCGTTCTGCTCCGAGGCCTCGTTCTGCTTGTACTCCTTGAGCATCGCTTCGAGATTGTCCATGTAGCTCATCGCGTGCCTCCTTTGTCTGTGTCGCGGGTTGCTCACTGCTTCCCGTTCGACGCTATAAAAGTACTCCCATTTCGACCCGCTGTCAACCCCTAGCGCAAAATGTCTCACCTGGCGCAACAGGCTGTATGTGGACTAGGCTGCGCTTCCGGCAAATCTTCCGGCAAAAGAGAGAGCCGCCGCCGAAGGCGAGTCTGGACTCTCGCGATCGACGACGGCTTGATGGCGCTCGAGGGAGGTACTCTCGAGCGATAGTTGATGCGAGCTATTATAGGGCGCCCCAAAAAAAACTCGCGCCCGGACACAACTCGATCCGGCCCACAAATGGATCTTACGACCAGTGGCCGGGGTCAAACTCCTCGACCTCGTGTTCTAGACCTTGGTTCGCAAGGTTTTCCTTCAGGCATTCGACCGCTCGATCGTGCACAAGTTTCGGGTTGCCGACGTAGCCTCCGCAGGCATCAATCAGCTCCCAGCCAGACTTTCCGCATGACTCGCAGTGCTCGAACTGGTCAATCGCATAACTATAGACCTCGCCCCTGAAGAGCGCGTCAATGATCTTGACCTCCTCGAACATGACTGCCTTGGCGCAGCTAATGCTGGCATCCGACAGATCGCCGTACTGATTCTCGACGTCTTCCTTGAGAACGCCGACGAATCCGCAGCATCCGCTATCCCACGGGTCGTTGAACGGGCGCACGCTTACGCGCACTCCGCTGTGGTCAAGCATGTAGAGCGGGACCCAGAAGGCGAACGGCGTCTCATCGAAGTCGTCTTGGCCTGTGTCCTCGTTCTTGAACGGCTTGACATCCTGCGGGCAACCGCGATCTGCCGCTCCGTCTGTGACGATGAACTTCGTGATGCGGCTAGGCAAGTGGTCATCGATCGTCAGAAACGAGTCGTCATAATAAATCCGAGCCCTGATCTTGCCTTCTACCTGAGCTGCTGTCCAAAGTGCTTCCATGTGCTACCTCCTTCTCTAAATCGGTAGGGACCCTAAAAGTCCAGGGACCCTACCGATACACTACTAAATCTGCTGACCTGTGTCAACAGCCGTCTCACCTGGCGCAACACGCGACTTGCGACCGCGATTGCTCCTGCGCGGAACTCCATACTTCCGTAGCAGGTTGTTCAGGTAGTTTGACTGGACGCCGACT